TTACAATAGCTATAGATGATGTGTTAATAGTTAACACAGTTGTCATGTTAGTTGTTGATAATTTAATTTGTGCGTTTTTATATTGTATAGTCATTAATTCATAAAGTAGTTAAAAGCATCCTGCTCATCTTTCAAATCTTTTTGAAAACTGAAATTAAGCTGATCTTTAATATTGTCAAGAGATGCAATAATTTGTCTTTGATTTTCAACTTCATATTGATCTTTTGGTTCTGGTATATAAACAGTTATTTTAGCCATTATCTTCTTCCATCTGGTTGAGCATCTAATCTTAGTGTTCCATATCTCCAAGTTTCACCTGTAGATTCATTCTCAATCTTAATAGCTATTAATCGACCTCTAGCTCTTGTATCAACTTTATCTGTTGAGGATGTAACTGTAAAAGGTCCAAGAGGAGAACTTGCTTGAGTGTTGTTTGGAAAATCATTTAAAAATAAAGTTATTTTAGAGTTTCCTGTTAAATATTTATAATCAGGTATAAATCTTCTTACTGAACTAAATATCTCTCCATCGTCAATATCCAAGTCTCCAGATGTTATAAAAGCAGGTATTGCTGTAGATGATCCATCTGCTACTTGATCAGTGCCTTCTTCATGAGCGTAATAAGTTGTAGCTCCATAAGTATTAGTGATTCCTTGGATAGGAAAGTTAGGAGTTAATGATGACGAGTATTCCGTTGCATATGGATTATTAAATACGTAAGCATCAACGTATGTTGTTCTAGCTAAAGATCCTGTTGTCCATACATTTTCTGCGTAGTTGTATGTAACAACTCTATCAATTTGCTCGGATCCTGATTTTGGATAAAACCACATAACCTCATCATAAAGAGAATTATATCCAGCTGCTATTGTTTGTGTAGCACCAAAGTTTAATCCAAGATTATCTCCATCAGTTGTAAATACAAAGTCTTCAACTAAACAAGGTAATGATTTAACTGTTCCATCAAACACAAAAAAACCACCTGCATCACCCATCCAATATACAGCACCGTTTGCATAAACAATTCCATGCTGACTAATACATCCACAGTTTGTGCCGACCTGTCTTATACTAAAAGTAAAAGGTGGTCCTACGAATTGTATTGTATAAGCTGCTCGATCTGTGAGAACTAGTGTGTAGTCCTTTGCATTTACAGCTCCTCGTATCTCGCTACCTGCATCAAGTCTAAAAGTTCCAGCAGTGTTTGTGGCTGTGGGTGTATAAGAATTTAAATCTTCTTGATTTGAAAATCTAATAAACATTGGATCTTGAGTTGCCGGTGTACCGATTGTTGTTTCAGTTCCTAAATGAAACAAGTGTCTATCTCTGTCAGATACTAGTGTCATAATAGAAGCTGTTGGATTGTTAGTGGTTGCAAAACTTGAAGTTGACGTTGAGGCTCTAACTGTTCTAGCACCTACAGCTCCAGCGTTCCAAGTAAAAGTTTTACCATTGTGTATGGTTGCAACTAATACTTCACCAAAATTATCAAGTGACCAGTTAGCTGGATCTAAAACTACGTCTGATGTTGTTCTTGCAGTTCCCCAAGTAGAGTCTCCCCAAAGGTATGTTCCCCAACCATAACCAGTTGTTTGAAAAGTTGGTCCAATTATTTCGTATGGATCAATAGTTGCAGCTCCTGCAGCTGTCATACCCGTTCCAGACTCAACAGCAGACATAGTAATTGTAAATGAGTTTGTGGCTGAAGTTATAACCTCGTAAGTCTTCCCTGTAAAATCTGCAACAGCGTATCCTGTAGCTCCAGCACCAGGTAATGTTACGGAAGAAAAAGTTACATATCTACCTATGGCTAAACCATGAGAAGCTTTGTTTATGGTTACAGTTGCATTGTTATTTGTTGATGTAAAAGTGGCTCCAGATATACCGGTAGCTAAAGGTGTAATGTCGTAAAAATCTTCATCGTAATATAAAAACAAACCTTGAGATGTGCCAATCGCCGTATATTTTTCTCCACTCAAAGAGGTAAACGCATGTTGTGCTCTAGCAACTCCTGGTAATTCTTTTTGAGCCGCTGTAAGTTGTTTCCAGCCACCTATCTTTTCAGGTAGTCCTGATCTAAATCTAACAAAGTCTCCATCAATCCATTGACCTTCAGCTCCTGAAGCTGTGACTTGTTTATTAAATCCTGGTACAAAATTAAGTTTTTTTAATGGCATAGTTTATCCTCATTGCAATAACTGGCTATTATAGTATATATTATAATATGAATATAATGAAAGCAAGAATTGTTTGGTTTCCAGAATTGTTGACCTATATAGATTATGACTATTTAGAAGACTCTGTTTCTTGGGATCAGGAACAAGATCATTTAGCAAACGTTAGAAAATATTTAAAAGAAGATGGACTGCTTTTTCCAGCTATTATAGCCTTCAATCACAACCATGATAAATATGAAATACATGGAGGACACTTTAGATTTAAAGCTGCTAAAGAATTAGGGTATGATGGATTAGAAGCTTACAAAGTCTCACATCCTAGAGATGTACTGTATTTGACAGAGTTTAATCAAATGTGTTACAAGCATTATCTAGAGTTGAAAAAGATAAAAGAAAAGCATAGACCTAATATTAAATTTATATGAGTTACGAATCTTTAGAAGAAGCTAAAAAATATCATCAACAAAACGCAAACTTTTGGACAGGTGAATCTTTAGCTGAGTATAAGTATGATGTTTGGACTATTATGAAAGAAAGAAAAGTTACTAAAATTTTAGATTATGGTTGTGGTAAAGGTAAATTTCATAATCTCCTTTTTAACAACAAGAATACACCAGGCGCTCCTATGGGTATTAGCATAGCTAAATATGATCCTGCTTACATACCTTATTCTGTGAAACCAAAAGGAGACTTTGAATTAGTTCTTTGCACAGATGTTATGGAACACGTTCAAGAGGATAAAGTAGATGAAGTTTTAAAAGATTTATTTGATTCTGGTCCTTATATATTTTTGACAATAACTTGTTATGCAGCTACTCAAATTTTATTAAATGGTAAGAATGCACATTATACTATTAAACCACCAGAGTGGTGGAAAGAAAAATTAAAACCTTATGATGGAAAATATATAGCTATCTTTCAAACTAAACCAGAAAGAGGAGGTGGTGTTGTTAATAAAGAGCCTTGGAATCCAAACGCAAAAACATTAGAAAAATTAGATAGGGTTTTAAGACAAGGTAAAAAAGATAAAACATTAGATGAGAGTCAAAAAGAGAAAGCAAAACTTATATATACAATATGAGTTTGGAAAAAGAAGTGATGTTTAAAACAATAGACATCGCTAATAAAAGTAAAATAGGTAATACCTTAAAATTTAAAGGTATTGAATATTATAAAAATTTATATATTATTATGCCAATTATATTAAAGTATTGGGGATTTGTTTTTAAAGATAAAGAAAATAATTTATTAGAAAGAAAAGATTTGTATATAAAAGAATGTACATTTAGAAGTATAAAATTTACAAGGAAAGCTTTGACTATAGCAATTGATTATATATGTAAGAATGAAAAATTTACTTACACTAAATTTCCTAAAATGAGAAAAGATTTTCCTAATATGGAATTAGTTAGTTTAATGGCAAGATTTTTTAAATACAAAGTAAATCAAGAAAGTATAAGGGTATGGACATATGAACCTTCCAAATAAATTTTTAAAAGTAGATAGATTTTCTACGCCTATTTGGCATGTCATAGATCCTGTATCTAGAGAGGATGTAGAAAATGTTTTTGATAAAGTTATGGGATATCACGTTTATCAATCAGCTTTAACGGAAAGAAAAGAATTACAATTTTTTTGGGATTATGTAAAAGACAAATCAAAACAATTTTTGCAGGAAATGGGAGCTATAATTCCTCAGCATCAAATGTTATTAGTAGCTTGCCATGCGTTAAGAGGCACAGCTAAAGAACTTTCAATAATGAGCACAGCTCCTCACACTCACCCTGAAAGCCACATTAGTGGTATTTATTTTGTATCGGGAAATGCTAATTTAAATCATGTTACATTTATTGATCCAAGAACAGGTCATATGTGTAATGCTCTTCCTTGTGGACCAACATATAGTCAAACAAGTATAGAATATACATACAAAGCAACGCCAGGAACTTTTATTTTTTTTCCATCATATTTACTACATCAGATTATACACAGAGATTTTAGTAACAACTGTAAATATATACACTTTAATTGTAGGGCTAATTTAAATGGCTATACTATTCCACCGGAAGAAAAACTATTACTAAATTAAGATGAATATAACTGAAGCAATTTTAGAATTTAATAATATCTTTTCAAAAGACTTATGTAAAAAAATAATTAAATATATTGATTACAGAGCAAAAAATAAATTACACACTCATGGTAAATCAGATAAAAGACAAGTTTTTGGTCAATCTTTAGATGATAGAAATATTAGTGATAAAATATATTTTAAATTAATACAAAGAGAAATAACAAAAATTTATCCTTTATATAAAGCAAAATTTCCTTTTTTAGTTACTAGTAAAATATCACAAATAGATATATTAAAATATCCTGTTAATCATCATTATGGTGTGCACACAGATCACTCTGCTTTTACTCAAAGAACTTTAAGTATAATTATTAATTTAAACGAAGAATATGAAGGTGGTGATTTAGTTTTTTATAACCCTTCTTCTTTTGATAAACCTGATATGAGTAAAGATGAAGTAAAAAGAATAAAACTTAAAATGGGTGGTATAGTTTTTTTCCCAAGTATTTATTTATACCCACATTCCATACAACCTATAACAAAGGGAGTAAGATACAGTTTAGTTTCTTGGTTGATATAATGAAAAATAATATTAGAGATTTTAAATATAAAGTAATTAAAAATTTTTTTTCAAAAGAAGAATTAAAATTTTTAAAGATCTATTGTGAAAATAAAATTGATGATGATGATTTTATAACATATCCACAATCACCACTTACACCTTCTTGGTATAAAGATACCACGATGAATAGCATAGCCACACTTAAAAAAGAATTAGTAGAAAAAGAAACAGGATTAAGTTTATTTGAAACATATACTTTTTGGAGAGCTTACATGTATGGATCAATATTAAAAGATCACGTAGATAGAGAGTCTTGCGAAATAAGTGTTACTGCAAATATAGCTCACTCAGAACCCTGGCCTATACACATGGAAAATCATTGGATTAAATTAGAGCCTGGTGATGCTCTTGTTTACTTGGGTTGTGAATTAAAACATGGTAGAAAACCTTTTGAGGGAGAATATAATTTTCAAGTTTTTATGCATTTTGTAGATCAAAATGGACCTTACAAAGATTTTAATAAGGATGATATATGGAACGAAAAGTAAAATTAACAAAAGATTTTATAGGTATCTATGATGGATATATTATGGATCAAGAATGTGACAACGTTATAGATTTATATAAAAAAGAAAATGAATTAAAAAACACTTTTACCAGAGCGCAAATAGAAAACGCCGCTGGAACATCAAAATCAGATACACATCTTTTTTTAAATTCTAGTAATGTCTATACTTGGCAATCAAATTTAAAAGTTTTTATGGCTAATTTTGATATAGCTATGAGAGATTATATTCAAAAAATTGATTTTAAAACTTTAAATGGTTGTGACGTACAATATACAACTATGAAAATACAAAAAACGTTGCCGGGACAAGGTTATCACGACTGGCACATAGAACACTCACTTCTTGATCCCACACGTTGTTTAGTTTGGGCAGTTTATTTAAACACTATTGAAGATGGGGGAGAAACAGAATTTTTACATTTTTCTGAAAGAGTTAAACCTGTAAAAGGTAGAATTGTTATTTGGCCTGCAGGCTTTCCTTATGTACACAGAGGTAATCCACCTCTTTCTGGTGAAAAATATATAATTACGTCTTGGATGATGTTACCTTATGCGTCTAATAGAACTTCTTAAGCAGAAGTGTAAGAAGTAGGTCTTGCACCTAATCTAGCAACTTTAGCTTCCATAGTCTCTTCTTCTTGAATCTCACCAGCTTGTTCGTGGTCAGGACCATAGTACGTGTGATTAGTGTTAGCATCCCAATCTGCTTGTAGTTTAGCTAAATGAGCTGCATCCCATCTATTAATAAAGTTTGTTCTAAAATCTCCTAAAGTAGCTTGATCGTACTCAGAGTGTGGAGTTTCATCTTTATGCTCAACTTGATCATTATCAGTATCATCATCAGTAAATTGAATTGCATGAAAGTTGCTCCATTTTGGGTCTGACCAAAATGCGTCATCGTCTATTTCGTAAACGCCTGGTGCAGCAAATGTAAACTCTTCTGTTTTTTTAAGAATTTTTCTATCGTCAAAAACTACTGTCCAAATACCATGTTTTGTCATAAATTATCTCCTAAGTTTTTATAATATATATCACAGCCATATAGGGTTGTAAAGTAGAAGTAGAATCTCCCGTAAAATTAGCTGACATATTATGAGAATGTCCTCCTCCACCGCCCGCACCTCCCGTGCTTGCGTTTGCCGTTCTTGGCGCTGATTGGTTAGGACAATTATTTATACCCGCTCCCACATTACCAGCAGGGTGGTTGTGACTAGATATTTCAGGTGTAGATAAAGTATGTGATGCAGTGTTTCCTCCTATATTTCCTGAAGATTGCACTGTTGCTGCTCCTCCAGTTGAAGCTAAAGCTTTTGCGTTTGATCTACCCATAACACATTTATCTTTTAAATCTGGAACGTTAAAAGTTGTTGAACCATTCCCTGAACCATATGTGGTTCCTATAACTGCAAATAATCCAGAATAAGTTGATCTACTTACTGCAGAACCATTACATTCTAAAAATCCAGTGGGTAAACTAGAGTCAGACCAAGGTAAAACAGTTCCTGTAGAAACAGAAGTCACTCCTGTTAAATTTTGTCCATCAAATGCGTATTTTGTTGCTTCGTAATTTGCCATAATAATCCTAAGTTTTTATAATATATAACATTGTCAAATATGGTTGTAATACTGACGTTGAGTCTCCTGTAAAAGTTGCTGACATATTATGAGAGTGTCCTCCGCCACCTCCCGTTGATCCAGTGCTTCCTGGTGAAAATGCTCCTGCTGCTTGCGCTGGACAAGCTACTGCCATACAACGAAAAGCAGCACTGTTTGAGTGAGAGTGACTAGGTAATTCAGGTGTTGTTACCGTGTGAGATGCTGTTGATCCTGCTACGTTACCTGTTGTTTGAACTGTGTTAGCCCCACCCGTTGATGCCAAAGCTTTTGCGTTTGATCTACCTAAACCAACATTATTTTTTAAATCAGGTAAATTAAAAGTAGATGAACCATTTCCAGATCCATAAGTAGTTCCTACGACTGCAAACAAAGCGGCGTAAGTTGTTCTTGAAACGGCTGCTCCGTTACACTCTAAATAACCTGAAGGCACAGAACTATCTGACCAAGGTATAATGGTTGCAGTTGGGACAGTAACAATTCCTGTAACACTTCCTGCGTTGTAGTTATATTTTGTTGCTTCGTAATTTGCCATATTTCTCCTAAATCTTAATTATATACATTAAAGCTATATAAGGTTGAACAACTGAAGTTGCATCACCTGAAAAGTTAGCGGACATATTATGTTGGTGTGCTCCTCCACCACCTGCGCTTCCCGTGCTCGCAGGATTTGGTAATCGAGAACCTTGAGCTGGACAACATAACCATACACCACTTGCTTTTCCAGTTGGGTGTGAGTGTGATGCCATCTCTGGTGTTGTTAAAGTGTGGTTAGCTGTTGATCCAGATATATTTCCTGTTGCGGCAACTGTATTAGCTCCACCTGTTGACGCTAAAGCTTTTGTATTTGATTTACCAAGAGGCACATCATTTTTTAAATCAGGCACATTAAAAGTTGTAGATCCGTTACCTGATCCATAAGTTGTACCTATTATTGCAAATAACGCAGAGTAAGTTGCTCTTGAAAGAGCTGCACCATTACATTCTACAAAACCAGACGGAGCAGTAGTATCTGACCAAGGTACAATTGTGCCTGTGGAAAATCCTTGGATGCCTGTGATGGAAGCGCCATCAAAATCATATCTAGTTGCTTCGTAGTTGGCCATGGATTATTTCTCCTTATATGTCCAGCCAGTCGTAGCGTCTCCTGAAAATACTAATGTGAAACCAGCGCCTTGTGTATTTACAACAAGATCAGCTGCTGCGTTTGCTATATTAGAACCATTTCTTCCTACAGTTAACGCATTTGAGTCGAAATCATAACCCTGGTCTATGAATGATACTTCATCGCCAGTAGCAGGTGACGCGGGTAACGTAATTGTTACTGCTCCACCATTTGTGTTTACTAAAAGTTGAGCACCAGCTTGAACTGTTTCATTAGCTGTAACTGCTCTCCATTTTTTGTATTCATTTTGTTTTACTATGTTTGTTCCATCAGAATATAAAACATAACAGTTTCCTTCACATAAAAGAACACCTGTGCCTGATGATGTTTTGAAAGTTAAAGTATTTCCAGCATGATCAGTGCCGTCAACAATAAGATAAGTTTTTTCAATTGAATCTGGAATAGTAACAATTCTATTAGCTGCTAATGTTCCCGTTAATTTAATTACCTGATCTTTACCATCAGATACTGCACCGTTTGTAAAAGTTAAAGATCTGTCAGCATTTGTTAAATTAAAAGTACCATAACCACCAATAGCTTGTTCTACAATTAATAAGTTTGTATTTGTAATTTGTCCCCACGTTCCTGAGTTTTCACCAGTAGCTTGAACGGTTAATTTTAAACTAGCTGAGGTTGAGTTTGCCATAATTTATAAATTCCTTATTTTTTAATTTTTAATTGATTTATGCTGCGGTGTCAACCTCTCTCCACGTTACGGTTGTGCCGGTATTTACTTCATTCCAGATCAAATTATATACGCTGCCTAGACTACCTGTCAAGTCTAAACCTGTTAAAGAAACATCAACACTAACCTTATTAGTAGGGTCTCCCTCTTGCATAGTTAGGGCAAATCCACTAGGAGCGCCTATAGTATTAGCATCTAAAACGGCCGTTCCTAAAGCATTAGTTAATGCAAAACCAGTTAAAGAGACAGAAGCACTTCCTGTTAAAGATACACTTCCTAATGAAGCTGATAATTCTAATCCAGTAACTTCAGCATCAGGAGCAGCATCGGCTGTACCCTCATTTGCTGTAAGTGCAAAACCAGTTAAAGAAACATTTGAGTCTCCTGCAAATAGTAAGGTTCCCTCATCTGCAGTCATTGCAATACCGGTTACATCTACGTTTGCAAATTGACCTTCAACACCCCAAGCGTTAACGTTCCATTGTTGTCTTCCCCAACCTGTTTGGTTGAAAGCTTCAACAGTTCCTAAACTTAAGGTTGCTTGATTACCTGTAGCCATAGCATCAGGACCAGCATCAGCTGTTCCTAACGTATTAGTTAATGCAAATCCAGATGGAAATACTTCTGTTGCAGATGTTGTAGATAAAGAACCAGTAGCACCAGTAATAGATAATCCAGTTACAGAAATATCTACGTCTCCTTCAATAGATAGACTTCCAAGACTTGTAGACATTGAAAGACCAGATAGAACAACATCTCCTTGTTCACCCCAGGCGTTTTCACCCCAAGTTAGTCTTCCCCAACCAGCATTTATTTCTGATGAAATTGAAACACTTCCTATGTTCGCAGAAAGAGATACACCCGTAACTGTGAAGCTAGGGTTTGCTGTGTCATTCCATTGATTTTGGCCCCAAGTGCCAATGCCCCAAGTTCCTGATGCCATAGGAGTCTACCTCCTAATTAACCAGAGATCCTTAGAATCGCTGCTGCAGTTGTTGCCGCTGGAAATTGAATTGTAAACGTTCCTGACGTTGCTGTTTTGTCTCCGCCAAAATCTAAAACTGCCACCGCTGCATTAGTTGTAGTCGATGAAGTGTTATAGATTAAAGCACCTCTCGCAGTTAACGTCACTCCAGTGAAAGATCTGTCATTAAAGTCAACCGTTGCAACACCTTTACCCGTACCAGTTCCAATCGCTGTACCAGCGTTGACTAGTTTACCACCACCTGCTGTGTACTGACCTGAGTTTGAAACTTCATTAGAAGTCGAGTAAGCAGTAGTTTGCGAGTTCATAGTTGCCGAAGAAGTAAAGAGAGCTATTTTAAAAACGTCACCACCTGATGCTTTGAAGTTTTGATCACCTTCTAACAACAGTTTTTTAAACGAGTTTGCAATTGCTTGTGTTATTGCCATAATTTTTTATCTCCTTATCCTTGTTTTGGTAAACGAGGTGCGCTTTCAATAAACTCATCTCGTCTTCTTCTTCCCATTTGTTCTACAGTGAACCCTTCAACTGCTTGTTTATACCTTTGTTCGTATAATTGCAAGAGATCTGTTGGTCCCTTTAGAAAACTAAATGCCTCAACTAGGCAAGCATACAAAAGTCCGTTGGGAAATTGCAAACTTAAATATGTAGTAGTATTTGTAGACGATAATCCTTCAGGTTTCAAGATATAATTTAATTGAATTGTATAAGCCGCATTTGCCACTGGAGCAAAAACTAAGGTGTCTTGATCCCAATATCCAAAGTATTTAGGCACTCCTTGAGCGTCCTCTGGATTAAATTCTGCCATAAAATTAGTATCTCTATACTCAATAATCCGTCTGTCTGTAGTAGGAGAAGTTGATAAATCTTTATCAACTATCTGAGCAGATCTTACTACTAATAGGTCAGCAGGGGTGTCTATAAATCTTTGACCTGCTACCATTGTTGCTGTTACATATCTTCTATTATTATCAGAATCAACTTCTCTTAATATTCTAAACTCGGCATCCTGAATAAAACCATTAATAATCGTATCAGTTAAAACTGTTGATCCAACCTCTGTGTAGTCTCTAATTTTTTGTACTAATTCTGCATATGTCATTCAGTTACTCCATTATCTATCGGCCCTGCCGATACAAAAGAACCACCACCAGTTGCCGTGCTTGTAGCTGCTGACAGAGCTGTAAACTTGTAACTATCGTTTACTGTTAACGTAGCAGGCATCCCATTAGGGTTATTTACTGTACTTGATATCATAGTTATTGAGAAAGCGCCAAGGACTTTTGCACCTAAGCTGTGAGAGCTAGCTGTCGTATTTTGAGGAGTATTCCCCCTAGTTGGAGCATTACTCCCCCTAGTGCATCCTGTGAAGGTATTACCAGTATTTCCTGTGTATTGAATAACTTCATTCTCATATAATTTAGTATCACTATTTACTTTTTCTATCACAATAAATCCAGCAGCGGGAAAAGCGGAAGAATCATTTACCAATATTGTATCTGTTGTGTCGTTGATAGCAGCAGCTAAAGTTGTTTCAGGTTGAAGTGTAGACACTGTTACACCACCAACAGGTTGTTTGATATCATAAAACCTTACAATATCTCCTGTCTGTCTTGCACTATTTGGTTCTGAAACAGTTATCACTGCGGATGTATTGATTGTAGAAAATGGATTATCAGGTAAAAAATCTTGTGTTGGTAATTGTATTTTAGCAGGTCTTGCTTGTGGTAAACCCTGTGGATCAGCACCATGTGGTTTTGGTTCTAATTGTGGTTGCTTTGGTTCAAACTCAGATATGTGAACTCTAGATCCATTCCATTCTCTAACCATTTCTTTGTATGGAAACTCCAACCCAGAACGGTCAGATATAAATTTTGCATATTTACCTTTTGAAAAATTAGACACTTGGATAATACGTTTTCGGGGTTATAAAAGAGCTTGTAGATGAACCATCTTCCTCTAAAGCTCTGCTTAACTCGTCTTCGTAGTAGAGTTTCATCTCTTGACATCTTTGTGGTTGATATTTTTGACATAAGTAAAAAGCTAAACCTGATACCATACAAGGAACAAATCTATATGGAACGTCTGTAGCGTTTGTGTAAACACCTGCATCTTGTATTCTTTTTACATAATAATAGTTTAAAAATTTACCTGCTTCTGAAGAACCTGGTGTTAAGTATAAAGTTATAGTTACTTTATCTATGAATCTTTGAACATAGTATTGTGAAGGTGTGCCTGTTGCTGTTTTATTTGATAATCCTTGATATGTAGATCTGTTTATTTTTGTAAGTGGAGTATCAACGTTATTGTTTCTGTAGACAGCTTCTAATATGTCATCTACACCATACACTGCTGTTGCATCAGAAGTTCCATCATCAGTTGATCTAAACATTGTGTAAACAGCTTGACCACTTACTAATGTAATATTGTTATTTGCTATTTCCCAATAGTGTAAACCTCTATTAGCCCACTCTTGAAACATGATATTTAAGGAACGTCTAGCTGTTTTCAAATGTCCACCATTTAAGGTAAACATACCTAAACGATCAAAAGACTCTTCGATGATCTCATCGATAGAAAATGTTTTGTCGAACGTTGTCGTTCCCGAAGTAGTGTTAGCCATTTAGTCTCCTTATTTATCTAATATAATTGTTGCAACAGCATTTGAAATTGCTGATACGGTCATACCGCCTTCAAACAAAATACCATCTTCTGCTAAATTATATGAAAATACATCTCCAGCTGGAACATCTACTTGAAACTGTGTAACAGAGTTACCGTCTTGTAAAGTTACTGAACCTGCTGATCCAGTTGAGGATAAAATAATTCCTCTTAATCTTGTTCTGCCTCCAAAGACCGATGTAGCATCTGTTTTTCTAACTGCTTTTACATCTGATTTCATTTTCTCTCCTTATTGGTGTAGGTGGGTATCAAGATCAAAATGTCTCGAAGTTTCCCACCTACATAATTAATCTATTAAAACTGTTGTACGTTTATAATAAATCTAAAGTTACCGTTATTCATTCCACTTACGTTTACTGTGTTAGTAATTTGCAAGAAAATACTTCTTGCTGCGCCTGACACATTTACCGCTGGAGATGCCGCTGGTGATGCGTCACTCACAGTAGTGTTATTTAACGTTAAGTTGTAACCAGCTCCTGCAGGAACAGTAGTTCCGCCATCAAGAATTTGATCTGTGATTGCAGTTACTAATTGTGCTCCGCCAGTTGCAGTTCCAACTTTAAAGCCAATATCACCAGCACCTGTTAAAGTTGGTGCAGATGTACAGATAATGTCAATCGATGTTATTACTGAATTGTCTGGCTGAGAAAATTCAACCTCAGTCGTTCCAGCAGTAGATGCTACGATTACATCAGCTGTTCCTTGACCTACAAGTTTAGTTCCAGTGTATTCTCCAGATGAATTTATTTGAAAAACATTTGTGAAAGCACCAGTGCTTGTGTTTTTTGTTGCACCAATAAAACCGTTTTCCGATCGTACTGGTCCATTGAACGTAGTATTTGCCA